TTGAAAAGAGAATTCAAGAAAATATTATCACAAGGGCTGAAAAACAATATTTGCTTCGATTAATAGAAGAATTAAAACTTAATGAATATGACAAAATTAGTTTTTGTAAAGAATATTGTAAGTTTAAATTGAGATAAAAGATAGGTGGTGAATGATGGCTAATACTTCTGCTAATGAAATAATAAAAAGTTTTCAGAGTACTTTTCAAGATAAAAAAGTATTTCCAGATGGATTGGAAATGATGTGGCTAAAAAAAGCAAATGGCAGGTATAGTGTTGAGCTAGAGCCACTTAACTTTGATGAAACAATGCAAGAGTATGATTGTGAACTATCACAATACACAATTGATACACTTGCTGAATTTATGAAGCAATTATATCAGGAACGTGAGGTATCTAGGGTTAACAAGATAGCTAGTATTGTTACCAAAGATATAAGCTTTGATGGTATGGGAAATAATAAAAAATTTGCTAGTGAAGAATTAAAGTATGTATCTGAAAAGGCACAAAACATGATTGATAATCAAAAGCCTACGGCTTATGTATAGGAGGTATGTTAATGTCACAAGATTGGTATTTGATTAAACCTCCCAAGCAACAATACAGTGGATATGAAACTGATTATTTAAATGACTATGGATTAGATACGTTTGACGAATTGCTTAATACTATGATTGGTGAAAATGTTGCTATTTATAATTCTATACTAACAGATTTTGAAGATGTCAGGGTAATAGTTAATGATAAAACCAATAATACATCATTAAATAAATATGAACTATCTTTATTATTTCCATTAAATACTATTTGTAAAGCTGGTATGTATGTTCAATATAAAAATGATTATTGGTTAGTTACTAGTTATACTAATAATAATTTAGTTTATCAAAAAGTGATAATGCAACTCTGCAACTACACTCTCAAATTTCAATCACCAACAGGCACTATCCTCTCATATCCGTGTATAGATGATTCTAGTATTATGACAGGCATAGATGAGAATAACACCATATCAATGCTAAACGGTGTACATCGAATAAAACTCCCATTTGATGAAAATACGAAATTGATAGGAGTAGATAGACGCTTTTTCTTGGATAAAGCTGGTACAACTACATACAAGGTTACTAATGTAAATAATACGACTTATAACTATGGTGATAAAGGATTAATTAAGCTTACGTTACAACAAGATATATTACAAATAAATGATGGAGAGTTACCAAAAGATAGACCAGATTTAGGTATTTGTAATTATTTTGAGCCTACTGTTAATCCTGAACCCACCCCATCTCCTACCGGATATACATTAACTATATCGTCTAGTGGTGATTTTAATTTAGGCACGATAAGAACACTCACTCCTGTATTAAAAGATGGTGATGGTAATATTATGAGTGATTGGACGGCTGAGTGGACTATTGATTATAACGGCATGGATGAAAGTTATTTTACTGTTACATATGAGAAAAATCAATGTAGGGTTGCCGTGTCTGATGATGCTTATAATTGTGTTGATGGTGTGCTGAATATTACTTGTAGTTGTGTGGTTGGTGAAGAAACTGTGAGTACTACTTATAGTGGAACAATTATTGTATAGGGAGGTGGTAATATTAGAAATTTAGATGTATTAGGTGATTATAAAGATATTATTATAGATTTATTCTTAGATAATCAAGATGTTGTTGATTTAATATTACCAAATCCTGTTGTTGGTTATGATATTGATACGCAGTTACTTGGTTCATCTTCTATTAAAGATAAAGATGGTAATTTGATGTTTGAAGGTCAGTTATTTCCGTATTTTTATACTAATGGAACTAATCAAAAGGCAAAAACATTTGTACTAGTAGATGATAAAATTCCAAAAAGTTATAAAGATATGTTCAAAGACGTATTGATTTTTGTTTATGTGTTTACTCATAAAAGTCTAGTAAAACTTACTGGAAAAGAAAAGGTAAAGTATAAACAAAAAGGATATAAAGGATCGTGTAGAACTGATATTCTGGCAACCGCTATAGATAATATATTAAACAAAAGTAAAATCTTTGGTATCAAAGAATTAAAACTTGATTCAGTTGATATATACAAGTCACCATCCGATGACTTCTATGGTCGTGTTTTAACATATATTGCTACTACTGAGAATACTGGTGGTGATGGTTGTGAGTGATATTAATGAAGATTTACTTATGCCACTGTTAATCTATAGTCAACCATATCAATACGGAAATATAATATTATATCCAGTTAAAATGGAGTATATTATTGATTTTTCAATGTATAAAGAAAGTATTATTGTCAGAAAAGATAGTACTTTTCACGATAAACAAATAATTAAAATGACTTATTTGGATTTCTTAAAACACTGCATTAAACATCCAGAAGTAGGTCAAAAGTATAATATACCTATGCTACAGCACTATTATCAGTTTGCGATATTTTTGTTACAAATGGTGTGTAAAGAACAAGAATTTAAGTTGATAGGTGATGACTTATATATAAACAATGAAAAAATTACTCCAGAAATATTCGATGATTTGCGAAGAATAATTATTATTCAAAATGATATTGATTTCAATATTGATGAGTTTATTCATTATGATACTGAGCAAGCATTAAAGAAAGCTAAAGATAGAAATACTAATGATAATGTTACCATTGAAGATTACATAGATGCTTTGTGTGTTGCTCTTAAATATACTGAAGAGCAAGTTATGAATTTGAGTATACGTAAATTTTGGAGATTAGTTAAAAGATATAGGTTATTCGAGGAATATACAATATGCAAAACTGGTGAAATGAGTGGTATGGTTACGTTTAAAGAACCTATTAAATATTGGATTACTTCTGTTAATGAAGGTGATCAATATAAAGATGTAAAAACAGATGAAAATGCGTTACGAAGTAAGATTGGATAACAATCTTACTTTTTTATTTAAAAATAACTTAAAGAAAGTGAGGAAATAAAATGGCACAGACTAGAGAATTTCTTGTTAGTACAGCCGATTTTGCGTTATATTACAATGATAAATTGGCTTGTACAGGAACAACAAACCTTAACACCTCTATAGATGTTTCGCTTCAGGAACAAAATGTAAATGCAGGTAAGGGAAATGGTTTAGTTTATTCCTATAAGTATGGTAGGGAATTATCAGTTTCACTGGAAACTGCAAATTGGAATCTAGAATACATTGCAGCAAACTTAGGCAATGATATTAAGAATCAATTATCTGATATTTATTCTATTAATGAGTGTGTTCAGTTAACTAATGGTGTTGGTGCAGTTGCTAAACTTCCTATCGGAGATGTTGCCGTTGTAATGGAGGATGGTACTATTGTGACTGTTACTCCCACTGGTAAAACTATTGATTTAACAGAAAAGACTACGGCAACTACTATGGTTAATGCTACATATAAGTATAGTGCTTTAACTAGATCAATCGTTATTGATGCTGATACAGCACCTAAGATTTACAGACTGGTACTTGATGCAGATCGTCATAATTCTAAGATTGGTAAAGTTGGTTCTATTCAAATTGAAATACCTTCTTATCAGCCTTCCGGTAATTTTACAATGGCGTTCTCTGCTGAAGGTGTTAACTCTAGTAAAATCGATGGAAAGGCTGTTGCGGTAGCTGGTGACACCTGTTCAAGTGGTTCTGCTGTATATGCTTATATTCATGAGTTTAATACAAATGCAGATGTATTCACTATTGATGAAATTGTTGCTACTCCTTCAAATATTGATATTGAAGGAACCGGAACTGCTACTATTAGAGTACGTGGCTTAAAAGAGAACTATATGCCAATGGAAATTGACAATACCGAATGTACTTTTGCATCTGATAATGCAAGCGTAGCTACCGTAGGTGCTACTACTGGTATTGTTACTGGTGTTTCTGCTGGAACTGCTACTATTACGGTTTCTTATGAGCAAGGCGATGATACTTTAATTGATACTGTGACTGTAACAGTAAGCTAATTAAACAAATAATGGGCAGTATATTTCAACTGCCCATTATTTTATAGGAGTTGTAATGGCAAAAAACAAAAATAAGATTGATAATTATAAAACAAAAGAATGTAAAGTTATAGGTTATTTCCCTGTTAAAGACTTAATTTTAATTGACTTTAATGGAATTGGAATTAGTTTTGCTTATAGCAATATTCCATCGGATACAGTTAAGGTGAGATATACGGGCGAAATCGGAACTAAAAATTTCACATGTGAATTGATAAGGTGATTATATGTGTAAACATGCATATATAAAACCATTTAGTAAGAATGGTAAAGAAATGATATTTTGTCACAAGTTTGATGATAAAGATGAAGAAGGATTAAGGTTATGCAATTTTGAAAAATACTGTAACGTTGAGGATAAATATGTATTCGAAAGACCAGAAAGATGTAGGTTTTATTGCGAGCAATAAGTTTGCTGAGTGGATGGATAGATTAGTGAATTTAATATGGGCTATGTAGGACTAATCTAACCATGATTAATTCTATGTAGCCCATTTTTTTACGAGGAGGATGATTATTATAGGTTGGGATTCAGAGTATTCCACACAGTGGCTAGAAGAAATGAGATACCTAAAGGAACATGGTATTAGATATGCATTTGTAAAGACAGATGAAAAAGGTATTACGGTATGGAAGTACAAGAAGAATTATTTATTATTTAAAGCATTAACAGATTTTTATTCTCAGGTATATACAAAATAAAACCATCATTTTATAAGAAAGGAATATTAAAATGCCAAGTTATACATATAAATGTCGCTGCGGCAATGAATTCACAATAATGTGTTCTATGCGTGATTATTCTCCAACTCAAGAATGTGATGCTTGTGGAGAATTAGCAGAGCGTAAACCACAAGATATACTTCCACAGAATTACATAGTTAAATGTGATGGGTTTTATGGAAAGAAATCTTAATAAAGGAGTGAAAACAATAGGTAACATACTAAAATTAACATCACCTATTCCAGTTTCGGTAAACCATTACATAAAGCCAAGACCTTTTATTACATGGAAAGGGAAAACTCCTATAGCAAATGTAACTATGTACGAAACTGCTGAAGCAAAGGCTTATAAAAAGCAATTTAAAAAATATGTGATTGAGCAAATTAAAGAACAAGATTACTCTCTCACTCCTACGAAAACACAGCATTTTTATATTGACTGTGTTTTTTATTTTGAAAGAACAGATCAAGATCCAAATAACTATTTTAAACTACCATTAGACGCAATTACAGAAACTCAGCTAATATGGCTTGATGATAACACTACGTGTGAAAGGGTTAATGCAATCTATTATGATGCAAAAAATCCACGTATTGAGATTACAATAAAGCCAGTTGATTATATAGGAATATTTACTACTATCAACCATCTTAATGAATTCAAAGATAAATGTGCCACATGTACTAGAAGTAAAAGAAATTGTTCTATATTAAATAAAGCAATTGAAGGAAGAATTCAAGAAGAAATTAGCGAAGGAGTATGTAACAAATATAAAATTATTAAATAATCGGAGGATTGAAATATATGCAGTTATGCAATCAGCAAGAAATACAGAAACGTATTAATAAATACACCATAGATATTCTATATGGTGATACAGTTGAACTTCCATATATAACAGAAGAAAATATCCGTGAAAATAAAGATGATACAACTGATATAGAATTGTCTTTAGCTACTTATAATCACAGATTATACAAAGCTTTTAAAGAGAAAGAGTTAGTCGTAAGAATATCAAAGGAAGTAGAAAATGTTACGGTTAGAAATGCAAACGAAATTATACATAGAGAATTCGAATATTGTAATTATTTTAAAATTGTGAGTTTTGATACTCATGCTGATAATGATTCAGTCCCATATTATGTTGTTACATTTCAATCAATCTAATTAATCAGGAGGAAAATATATGTTTACATATTTTAAGGAAATGCGTGAATTAAAAAGAACAGAAAGACAGTTGAAGGTATTGTTACTTTCAAAATTATACGATTTTGTAAATGGAAGTTCAGATGTTTTAGAAATGGCAAATAAATTAAAAGATGTTGATCAAAAGCAGGTAGTTGAAGAATTGGTTAAATATATGAAGACTAATGAGAAGACTGGTGAATAGGTATGGCTAAAACATTTACTAGTTTTATCGAAATGGAGCAGTTTATAATACCATTAATAAACAAAGCTATTCAAAACACGTGCGATAAATTACTTAATGTTTTACAGGATTTAATTGAATCTGAGTATTATGATTCTTATGAAAATCAGACATATACTAGGACATACCAATTTTTTAGATCAGCTATGACAGAAATGTTATCAGAAACAGCAGGAATAATATTTATGAATCCAGACGCAATGGATTATCCTTTTAGTGGTCGTGGATGGTCATGGACTGGAGAGCAACAAATAGAAGAAGCAAATAAAGGTATTCATGGTGGATGGTCAACATCTGAATCGTTACAACATCACTATTGGGATGCATTTGAAGAATATTGCGACAAAAACGCAGTTAATATTCTTCGTAGTGAATTAGCTAAAGTTGGAATTAAAACTACTAAATAGAATCACCAATTTATAAGATGATATGCCGTCAAAAGTATATCATCTTTTTCTATGAGTAGGGTTAATCTTCCTACTCTTTTATTATGTAAATTTATAGAAAGTGAGGATTAATTAGTTATGGCTGAAATGAGTAAGAAAATAAGATTTCATGATGAAGAAAAACTTAAAAATATAAATAAAGAAACCATGAAACTATTCAATAAATATAAAGTTGATATGTCAATAAGAGAATTATCACCTAAGACAATTTCAGGTTATGAAAATGATCTTCAACATTGGTTTATATACATATATGATAATCAAGCAAATCAGTGTATTACCGAATTGGATGAAGATGATATAACTGAATTTTTGTATTACTGTAAAACAGAAGGTAATAACACTGAACGCATGAAAAGACGTATGGCATCTATTTCAGCTTTCTATAAATATTTAAGAAAGAAACGCATTATTGCCGAAAATCCTATGGAGTTTATTGATAGACCTAAAAAAGGTGTTCCAATTATAGTACAGACATTTTTAACCAAAGAACAAGTAGACTTAATGAGATTAAAATTAAAGGAATATCGTGAAAATGGAGGATTCAATGGTCGTGAATATCAATTATATGCATTATTTTCTTTATCTACAATGGCAAGAGTGAATGCGGTAGCTAATTTAAGGTGGGAGCAAATCGACTTTGATCAAAGAATATGTGAAAAGGTACTTGAAAAAGAAGGTAAATATGTAACTCTATATTTTTCTGAAGAAGTTAAAGATTTATTATTAGATATGAAACGATACAGGGAAGATAATGAAGTTGATGATAGTGGATATGTATTTTATAGTATTGTTAATGGAAATATACAACCCATTACTAATGGCACATTAGATCAATGGTGTAAAAAAATTGGAGTAATGATAAATGTACCTACTCTCCATCCACATGATTTTCGTCACAGTGGTAGCCAACTACTTAAATTAAGTGGAATGCCTATAGAAGAAATAAGTGAACTATTGAATCACTCGGGGCTTGACGTTACTAAAAAACATTATCTACGTCAAGATAAACAAAAGATACAGGCTAGCAAAGACAAATATTCATTCTAAATAAAAGGGCTGTTTTATCCGATGTGGTAAGCAGCTCTTTTTGTATGGAAAAATATAAATTCGAAAACAACGCTCTTTTCTAGGGCGTTTTTATTTTGTAAAAATGCTCAAGTAATCAGAAAGGAGTGTAGAATAGATGGAAGACTTCAAAATAAGAGTGGGTGCGGAACTAGATAAAAATGCAGGTAAACAAATACAAGATGGCATTAATAAAATCGAAACCAAGCCAATAGAAGTTCCTTTTAAAATTGATTTAAAGAACACCAAAGAAATTGAAAAAGAAATGAACCGAGTAGTCAGTAAATTGACTAATGGTAAAGGTTCATTGGTTAGTTTTAAAATAGATAAAGATTCTATTTTTGATAAAGATTTAGGAAAACGTATTGAACGTTTGCAAGGTGTAACTTTAAATTATAAAAATGCAGTTGGCGAAGTAGTTTCTGAACTGTATAAAATGCGTCAGATAGGTACTGAGGTTGGTAAAGATGGTACTGAAGAAGCTATTATGGGTTGGGCAAAGGCTACATCAAATTATAGTCAAAATGTAGAACAGTCCAATAAGAACCTTATGAAACAAAAGGAACTTATTGAACAAATGAATTTGCTTCAAATAAAAGCCAATAAGTCAAATACCACATTAAATCAAGATAATATCAGTGGGTTTAAAACTGCAAGTACCAATAATAATATTGCAGAAATGACACACTATTTAAATCTCGCAAAAACAGAATATAGTCAGCTTAATGCATTAATGGAAAAACAGTTGCCTATGACTGGACTTGAAAACATGAAGAATAATATAGGAAGTATGCCTATTGATATTCAAAATGTTGAAACAAGTTTTAAAAAGTTATTATCACAACCAGAAGAATTAAGAGTTAGAATTGAACAGCTTAGAAATAGTTATAAAAGTTTAGATGCATTCAAAGGTAGTGAAGCAGATAAAGTCAAACAATATAATCTACTAAAAACAGAAATAAGTGGTGTCACAAAAGAAGTTCAATCACTAATTAAAGTTCAACAACAAGAAGTTACAATAAGTGAAAGAAAACAATTTTATAATCAGATTGGTAGCTACTTGCGTGAAAACACTAAATTGCCTAAACAGACAGTTGCAGAATTACAAAAATTACAAGATAAAATTAAATCTGTAGATAAGACAGGATTTAATACATTAAAAAAGGAATTTAGAGAGCTGACTAGTGAGACTAAAGCATTAGGACAGGCTGGTAAAAGTACGTTCGATAAGTTTAAAGGTGATATTGGAAACTTTCTGACATTCGTTACTGCTGGTGGAGCTGTTATGTCGGTCATCAGAAGTTTAAGAGACATGGTATATAATGTTAAAGAACTTGATGACCAATTATTAGAGTTATCTAAAGTAAGTGATTTATCTTCTGATGATTTAGAAAAAGTAACTAAGAGAGCTTACGAATTAGGCGATACCGTAGGTAAAACAGGTACACAAGTTTTAGCTGCTATAACATCATTTAAACGTGCTGGTTATGAGTTAGATGAAAGTATGCGATTGGCAAAAGACGCATTAAAAATGACTAATGTAGCTGAAGGTATAAATGATGCTGGTATTGCTGCCGAAAATCTTATACATATAATCAAGGGCTTTGGAGAAGACTCTGATTTTTCAAGTAAGATTTTAGATTCCATAAATCAAGTCTCAAACACACAAGCAATTGATTTTGACAATCTGGTTGATGGTGCTGAAAGGTTATCTGCTGTAGCTAATCAGGCTGGATTGTCGTTTGATCAAATGCTTGGTGTTCTTACTGGTGGATACGAAGTTCTTGGTAATATGGAGAAAACTGCATCTGGATTAATAACTATATTTTCAAGGTTACGATCTGTTCAATTAGATGGGGAAGAACAAGTAAAAGGTATATCGGAATTACAAGAAGTATTCAACAAAGCTACAAAAGGCGTTGTAAATATAGTAGATGAAACCACTGGACAACTAAGAAATACATATGACGTACTTGACGAATTAAATAGTATATGGGATACATTAGACAAGAATACACAAGAAGGACTATCTTTTGAGGCAGCAGGAACAAGACAAAAAAGTGTATTCTTATCTATCATGCAGAATTGGAATAATGTAAAAGAATCTGTAGAGTCTGCTACTAATAGCATGGGTAGTGCAGATATTGAAAACCAAAAATATCTTGATAGTTTAAGTGGTAGACTTTCTATTATGTCAAGTAAGTTTGAAGATTTATCACAACAAGTCATTGACGATGATTTTTTAAAAGTATTAGTTAGTTCAGGTACTAACGCTATCGAAGTACTTACTAAAATTATTGAAAAACTAGGTTTATTCCCAACTTTGTTAACCACCATCTCTGGTATTTTGAGTGCTAGAGGAAATATAGGAATATTTCAAACAGATTCTAGCGGTATAACTAATATATTCTCAGAATTATCAAATAAATCAAAACTTGCAGAAACAGCAATTGAAGATATTAATGATGCACTATTAAATTATAATACAAATATTAGAACGAGTGCAATTGAACTAGATGCGTTTAATAAGATTCAATCTACTGATACAATGACATCATATCTGCAATCTTTAAAAGGTGGAGAAGCTACACTCCAAGGATATAATGCATCGTTAGTTGCAAGCGAGGCTTCAACAATTGGATTAACCATTGCTACTACTGCTTTAAATATGGCAATTACAATGGGATTATCATTAGCAATTCAAGCCATAGTAACAGCTATAAATAAATATATTAATGCAAACAAAGAAGCAATATCAACAGCAAATGAGTTAACAGAAAACTATAGATCATCAATAAACTCATTTAAATCAAATACTGCAACATTAGACGGATTAAAAGATGAATTTAATGAGTTATCTAAAGGTGTAGATGAAAATGGTAAAAATATTGGACTAACAGCAGAACAATATAAAAGATATAAAGAAATCGTTAGTCAAATAATTGATATATCACCTGATCTAATTAAAGGTTATGACTCTGAAGGTAATGCATTAGTAAACAATAATACACTTTTAAAAGACGCAATTGAATTACAAAAACAACTCAACGAGCAAAAAAAACAGGAATATTTATCTAGTGGTTCAGATATATTAAAAGGCGTTAGGGCTGAAATAGATAAAGTTAAAAAGGGATTAGATCCATCTCCTTTGAACATAGCTCTTGTTGGTGGAAATCTATTAAAAGGTGATTTTAATGCACTCTGGAAAATATATGAAGAACTAGGTATAAATTCTGCAAAATTAGCTTCAGGTGATGTAGAATCATATAAAAAGATTGTAGAATTAAAGGAAATTTTAATACAAAAAGCAACCGAAGAATTTAATTTAACAGAAAAGCAAAAACAAACAATTAGAAATCGTATTGATTTGCTTGATGTTGAACTAGATAAAATAGATGTTGCTAATCAAAAAATTCAGTCATATATGAGTACTTGGGCTAGTGCAGAAGGACAAAAAGATTGGTTTGGTAAAATTAATACTGGATTTATTGATGAGTTTCAGCAGCAATTAAGCGATATTTCTTCTGATCCAACTATGTCTCTTGAAGAAATGCAAGTTACAGCAAAGAATTTAGGCTTGTCATTTGTTGAAATGCAAGACAAAATTCCTACAGCTAAAATTGAAGAACTAAAAACACAACTTAAAAATGGTACTATATCAGAAGAAGAATTTAACAAACAACTAAAAATCAATATTGGTTATATTTATCTTCTGGCATCTGCTTATGATAAGACAAATCCATCTCTAGCTGAATTTATAAGATTAATTGCAGAAGGATATACCGATTTTGCAAACGCTACCGAAAAACTTGTAGATAATTCTGAAAATGTATCTCAACTATTTACCGAAGAACAAAATAAAGAAATAGATAATTTTCAGTCTTCTATTTCTGTACTATCAGAAACACTAAAAAAACTTGATTCAGGTTCATTGTCTGATTCTGATATGGTTGACCTTATACAGCAATTTCCAGAGTTAGAAGGGCATACCGATGACTTATCTTCTGCTATAGAGGATTTAGTTCAAAACAAACTTAAAAGTTTAATTAGCATATTAAAATCTGCTGGAGCAAGTGACGAATTTATCACTATGCTTACCAATATGACAAACAGCATATTCCGCACTAATATGTCATTGCAAGATTGGCAGAAACAATTGTCAACTGTAAGTTCAAGCATTTCGAAACTTAAAGACATTTTAGAAGAAGTTAATTCTAAAGATTTTAAGGCAATTTCAGAGCAATCGTTGAGTGCTATTATATCCGATTATCCAGAGTTGCTTGAATATATTAATGACGAAAATGCTCTTCGAGAAGAACTTATAAAAACCATTGGTGAAGAAGAAGAAAAACAAAAATTAGCTTATGTTAATATAGTCGAGGGTGAGCGTCAAAAACTAATCGCTGCAAACAACACCATTAATGGAATGATTCAAAACAGCAATTTATTGGTCAAAGAATTAGGCGAAGCATATCAGGTTGACTTAACTAACTTTAAATCGATTGTTGAAGCTAAAGCAAAACTTGAAGAAGAACTAATTAGGAACTCTGCTAAAGCATGGCAACAGTATTATCAAGTTCAAGTTGACGCAAGTACTGGATTAGCTACTGTAACATCAAATGCAACTAGAGCACCTGCTAATGATGCAGAATTACAAAGACTTAATGAGCAGATGAATGCTGCTAATGCTTCTGCAAATGCTTATAATGAAGCTATTACACGACTTAATGGGATTGTAAACGGAATTAACATTAACGTTAGTGGTGGTGGTAAAGCTAAAGGTGGTGGAGGAAGTTCTAAAAAGAGTTTTTCTGAAACTATTGACTGGACTAAGCAATCAATAGAAATTCTTGAAAATGCGGTTAATAAGTTTGAAGAAACTATGGATTCTTCTGATCCATATAGTAAACAAATCGACGATATTACAAAACTAATGAAGTTACAAAGCAAATTAGCTGATGGATATAAAAATCAATCTAAAGAATACGAAAAAATATACAAAGCATCAATAAAAGGCATTAGTAAGTACAAGGATGAAATTGAAAGCGGTAAAGTATTCAAGGTTGAGGATTTTAAGAATGAAGCAACATATAACGCAGTAAAACAAGCACAAGAATATTATAATATGTTGCAAGATGCATTAGCTAATGAAGCTAAGACCAGAAATGAAATTAAGTCAAATAAAGCACTTAAAGCAGAGTTAAAAATAAGAGCTGATTTTGAGGAATTTGATAAAGAACTTGCAGAAAAGACCAAAAGTTTATCACAAATAGATGTTGCATTGTCGTTGGTTGATGAAGATACTGAAGCACAACTACTACTCTTACAGACCGGATATCAGCAGTCTTCTGCTAAAGCAAAAATGCTAAGTGATGAAATCAAGGCTCTCAACAAACAATTTAAGAACGATAAAAACAATGAGTTATATATCGAGAGGCTTGAAGATTTAACTAATCAGCTAAACGAAACAGCACAAGCGATGAAGTCTTACAAAGACTCTATCATTAGCTATATGCAAGAAAGACACGATGCCCAAATAGATGCAATTGAAAAGGCTCAAAAAGATGAACTAGAAGCCGCCAAAAAGCGTCACGAAGCAGAAATAAAAGCTTATGAAGATGAGGCTAAAGCATATCAGAAAATCATAGACGCAAGAAAAGAGGCTTTGAGACTTGCCAGAGAACAACATAATTATGAAAAGTCTATCAAAGAAAGCATAGAATCTATTGCTGAAATTCAGGATAGAATTGCTGAATTAGACAAAGCTGCTAAAACTGGAGATAGAGAAGCGGCGGCTGAAAAGCGTGAACTTGAAAAGCAATTAGCTGATGAAAACGAAGATTTAGCCGAAAAGCAATATGATCGTGAAATGGATTTAGCTGAAGACGCTCTTGATAAAGCCGCAGATGATTACGAAGAAGCCCACAATAAGAAGATTGAATTGCTTAAACAATTACATGAGCAAGAATTAGAAAATATCAATAAAGCAAAAGAAGCACAAATTCAAGCCATTACTGAATTATATGATAAACAAGCACAATTAATTATTAATGCTGCTCAATTGACTAGAGATGAATTCACTTCTGCTTTTGCTGATATAAATTCTCAGCTATCTTCATTTGGAATAACTCAATCTAGTGGCTTCAAACAGTCAATGATGGACTATTATGATTCTACATCTAAGTTATCGTCTGTTACTGCTGTACTTAATAGAGCAAATGGTACTGGTGCAGGAACTAGTAGTTTAAATCAGTATGTTCAAAGTATTGGATATAATCAGCTATCTTATGCAAACATGGCTGAATTAGCTTCCTTGTTAGGTATCGGTAACTACTCTGCTAACGATATTAAGAAAGATAGTTCTATTAAGAAGTTAATCGAGAAGGAATTGAAGAAACTACTTAGCGGAAGTACTTTTGCTACTGGTGGTATTGCTAAATCGATGGGTGAAGATGGTTGGGGATTAATTAAGAAAAATGAGTTAATCCTTAACGAAAATGGAAGTAAGGTATATACACAACAACTTGTTCCACTTATGAAAGATTTTGTTAGATCATTTAATCTTTCTATGCCTAGTTCATCGCCTGTAGTTAATAACAAAAATCTATCACCTAATATAAACATACCTATAACTATCATGGGTAATGCAAACTCTAAGACTGTATCTGCTTTGAATAGTGCAAGTAATAATATTGTAAAACAAATTATGAACGAAGTTAAGAAAATGTAATTTCAGGCTTCTACAATGTCACAGTTGTAGAAGCTTTTTCTATGAAAAATATGAAAGGAGAATGGATATGACAATAAATGAAACACGCTTTATATTGGATGGTGAATCGTCAACGAAGCATGGCGTGATGATGGTAAATGCATTTGGTTCTAGCTCGAAAACAGGTGGTAGTGAAATTCGTACTATAATTACAACACAAAATCCATTTAAGAACGTATTCGATTTACATTACGTTAGATACGATGAACCGTTGGAATTTGATTTTATTCTTGCAAAAACAGACCATACATTATTTGATGCTTATGATGAAAGACGTATTAAAAAATGGATATGTAAAAATAAATATACATGGTTACAAGTTGACCAACCTGATCTTGTTGGAATTATGTATCGAGGGATTGTAACGAAAGTAGAAGCATTAGACGTTGGTGGTTGTACTGGTTCTTTAAAGTGTACGTTTCAATGTGATTCTCCTAATGCATGGACTACATTACGGAGTAAAACTTATACTTGCAACGGTGATTTGAATTTTAAATTGAATATAACAACTGACTTTAATGAGCATATTGTTTATCCACAATTAGCAATCAAATCATTAGCTAACGGAACAGTTTCAATTATGAATTCCACTACAAATGAGACTGTAATTTTCAATAATTGTACTAGTGGCGAGGAAATATTCTTAGATTGTAATTCAGACCTTGTGAAATCTTCTACTGAACGAGTGCTTATTGATCAATGGAATTGTAGAACTTTATCTATAGTAGACGGAAACAATAATTTTACTCTTACTGGTAACTTCACATTAGAGATTAAATACAGGCTTCCTGTTAGGATAGGAGGTTAATATGAAATTATCTTATGATTATAATGGTAGTTTGGAAATGCCGAAAATGTTTCTTGCCAACCCTCAAAAAAGTTATATAGGTACGATTGTTGGTGTAGAACATTTGGTAATAACTGAGAAGTTTAATAACATAAATGAAATATCTTTTGATATCTATAAAAACGTGAATGGTGAAGAAACACCACATTATGACAAGATAGTTGAAAAGCGATTAATCGAAGTTCAATTCATTGGATGGTTTCAGATATTAAATATTGAAGAAAAGCATGATGAAAACAGCAAAGAAGGATATAAAACGGTTACATGTTACTCACTTGAAAATGAATTAGTCGGAAAACGTGCATCTGATTTAAATGGTGTGTTTGCTCTTTGTGATTATTCTGATGTATCAAAAAGTATTTTACATATTTGTACTGCTGATACTGGATGGAAAATAGGACATATAGATAATGAACTTCTATCAAAATACAGAACATTTAATCAGGATAGTGTTCAAATATATAACTTCCTGATGCAAGATTGTAGTAAATCATTTGAATGTGTTTTTACGTTTGATACATATGAAAAATCAATTAATGCTTACCTGTTAAGTAATATTGGAGAATTAACTGATATTGTTATTTCTCGTAAAAATATTTTAAAAGAATATATAAAAGAATCTAGTGCTGATAAGATCATTACAAAACTTAAAATTAAAGGTGCAGACGGTGTTGATATTCGAGCAATTAATCCTACTGGAACGAATTATTTAATTAATCTTGATTATTTTTTAAACACTGATTGGATGTCGCAATCTACTATTGATGCGTGGAATGAATACAAAGCAAAACAAGAAAATTATAATGTTCAATATACATGGTTACTTAACGTATTAAAATCACATCAAACACAACTTACAACATTAAAAACCGAATTAAAAGACTTAAATTCACAAAAGTCTGCACAGGATAATATTGTTGGTGCATCTATTGAATTACATGGTCGTGCGCCGATTTATACAGATTCGGATTATTCATCGTATCGTAATGCTATTGCCTTATCTTCTACTTATCTTACACAGATAAAAGCAAAAGAATCTGAAATAGCTAATAAGGAACAACAAATAGCAACCACAAGAAGCTTACTTGATAATATTGGTGTGGATTTGGATATAACTAGTAACTTTACTAATGAGCAAATAGCTGAGATTAATTGTTTCATTACAGAGAATGAAGAATATCAAGATAGCACGTTTAATCAGACCAGTGAAATGACAGACGAAGAAGTTACAGAAATGAAACTTGAACTAATGCAAAACGGAGCAAATGAATTGGCTAGAGCAAGCCAACCACAATATACTATCTCAATTAACGCTAATAATTTATACACAATTTGTGATGATAAAGACACTGTTGTTTCATATCGTGAAATTCGTGATCAGTTACAGATTGGTAATTTAATTACCATAAAATTTAGAGATGACTATTCTACTACCGCAAGATTAATGGAAATTAAACTTGATTTTGATAATCCAGAATCTTTTGACCTCCTTTTTAGTGATAAGTCAAGACTTGACGATGAATTTATTCAACTATCCGAAATCATAGCAAATGCAGGACGCACATCAACTACTTTATCATTAAAGCAATATGGGTATGATCAAGCCAAAGACATCGCAAATCCAGTTAGAGAATTCATGAGTGGTAGCTTAAATGCTTCGACTAATGCTATTGTGAACAATGATAATCAAGATACTTTAATAGACAATTATGGAATCAGAATGAGAAAATGGCTACCAAACCAAAATAGGTATGACCACAAACAAGCATGGTTTAATAACAATATTTTACTATTTACTGATGATTCATGGATGAGTTCTAAAGCTGGAATTGGTAATTTTACTGCTCCCACTGGTGAAACATATTATGGAGTGCTTGCTGACGTAATATGCGGTAATCTTGTTATGGGTAATGCTTTGAATATAACTAATACAAGTGGTACATATTCTATTACCAATAACGGATTACAGTGTATGAATGGTATTTATTCTGTTACGATTAATCCTAATACTCCTGCACAGATATTTAATATTGCTGTAAATGGCATATCAAAATTATATGTTGATACTACTAATAATCAGCTGGTTATGGATGGTCATATTAATGCCAATAGTGGTACTTTGGGTAATTTAACAGTATTAGGTACTCTTACTGGTGGTACTTTTAGTGGCTCTAATTTTGTTGGTGCTACTGGTACTTTCAGTGGAACTGTTAGTGCTGGATATATTACTGGTTCTACGATTTCAGGTGGTAACATAAGTGGTTCTAGTATTAGTTCTGGAACGATTAGTGGTAGTAAAATTTATGGTACTACAATTAACTCTGATTGGGAACATGGAGATTCTAAAATTACTCTGTATATGGATCAGACTGATTTTGCCGTTGAATATAGGTCTGTAAATACACTTATTAATAGAAGTGCTATGGGACAATATGGAGTTTATATTACAAATAAAGAATATGGAAATAACTATTATGGTTCATATAAAGCTAATAGTATCCAACTTAGAAACGGAAATACTTATTATTTTCAAGTAGATCAAAGTTTATTTCAATACAAAGGTTATGATATAGTTACAACAAACAATGCTTCAAGTTTGTCTGTTAATAATTCAAGATATTTAGGTGGTATGGTCTATGTATCATCAGGTGATAATTTAATATCAACTAATTCAACTTCATGTGTTGGTAGTGCTATTCATCCGTGGAATGCTGTATATGCTATCAATGAATGGGGTAGTATATCTGACAGAAACAAAAAAAATACTATATGCGAATTAGATGATAGATATATTCAATTTGCAGAAAAATTATTAGATATGCCTAGAAGTTTTAAAATGAATAGCGGAATAAGTACTTCTGGAAGAACGCATATTGGATTTATAGCTCAAGATATTGAAAAGATCATGCTTGACTGTGGTATTTCAGATTTGGAATTTGCTGGATTAGTAAAAGAACCAATTTATCAATCTACTTTACCTAATGGTGAATATGATAAAGATAGCCCTATAATTGATTATGTTTATTATTTGAGGTATAGTGAATTTATTCCATTGTTATGTGCTAAAGTAAAGATACTGTCAGAAGAAATAGAAAAATTAAGAAAATAAATTAACACATATGTTTTTATAACTATTGTAATATTTTGCATATTGGTGTATAATTTACACAGGAGGTGTTATTTATGAAAAAATTCTTAGTAGTAATTTTTATAATTTCAACAATATTACTCATACCACATAGAATTGCATTTGCAAATAATTACAATAGTTTTGATGTTATAAGCGTTTCTAATAATTCATATTCTTTTAGAATAACTATTTATAATACGTTTGATGGTAGTCATACAGATATACATGTTGGCACACCATTAAATAAACTCAATATTATACCAAATAGAGAATACAATGGTAGATTTGTTACTGGAGATATAGTTTGGGAAAATCCTGAATACGTCATAGTAGAAGGTGATCAAATAGTAAAAGCAATTTTCAATTGCAATGAAACACAGGAAAAGGTTGAACTTTCTATATATATAAAGGGAATATCAAAAGAAAAAACACCAGCTATAGGTGAAAAAAAACTAGTTATACTAGGAGTTAATGAGCAAACCAAACCGTTTAATGTAATTCAAGGTAGTGATTTTCTTGATGATTTGCCAAAAATAGATGCAATTGATGCAAGTACATTAAAACCAGTAGATGGAAAATTCACATATATTAATTATGACAATATGAGACTTGGAAAGTGGAATTTAGAGTGGACATTTATTCCAGATGATCCATCATATGAGTCTGTAAGTGGTACTATTCCATTAAATGTTCGTACTTTAGAAGAAGCAACTGGAAAATCTGATGAAACTTCACTTACGGCATCGAATGTATTATTAGCCACAAGCACATCATATGATATCAACCTAAACAATAAGCCTGATAATGCATCATATAAATGGACAAGTAGTAATGAAAAGGTTGCAAAAGTTTCGAAAAATGGTGTCGTTACTGCTGTTTCTAATGGTGAAGCGACTATAACTTGTGTTATTACAGAAAGCAATGGAGAAGTTAAGAAATTGACATCTAAAGTATCAGTTGGGGTTGATGATAATTTTCCTGTATTAAACGAAGAAGAATTATTGCTTGATATTGATGAAACGTTTAATTTAAAGGCAGAAAATACAGCGAAAGGTTCTACTATTAAATGGAAATCAAGCGATAAAACAATAGCAAAAGTATCATCTGGCTCTGGCAAAGTAACAGCATTAAAGAAAGGCAAAGTAATTATAACGTGTACTATTACTCAAAAAGATAAATCGGTAATCGTGCTAAAGTGCGATGTAGAGGTAGAATAAGCGTTATAAAAATAAGAGAGGTTGAAACATACCTCTCTTTTATAAGTTAAGGTAAGAACACCCGTGAATTTATTCATGGGATGAATTGCAATTAGTAGATAAATACTACTGTAGGAACTACAGGAAGTTACGCCTATGGAGATGGAGGATACGAAGTCTGTGAAGTAGGAATCTCGT